CCTGGTTTGTGCCCAAAGACATGGAACCCAGGGTAAGCAACTAAGTCACACAGTTGGCATGGACCAACTGCCTCAGTCAACTTTGCCAACAAAATATCATAAGCCCAACCGAAGTGCTTCTTCAGCACAGGGTTGAGCTTATCTTTATGGAGGTGATATTTCTTGTTGCTAGTCACACCTTCCATGTAGGTGACAGCGCCAAGAGTAAAGAAGTCAAGAGGTTCGGGTGCTCTCCGAATCCAGAGTTTATGTAATTTGTCTACAGTTTGAACTACTTGGTTGGATTGCTCCTCAGTGAATACATCAATATATCCAAGTTGCATATTACATACTCATAAAGTTGATCATCGAATCAGCAGAGGAAGGGATCATGTCAGAGAACTTCTCCATGTTCTCCTCGCTGAGTTCACCAAATCTAGCAACAAATTCTTCTGCCATCTCTTTGGTGACTTCCAGTTCGCTTTCGTCGTTGAAGAAGTAGGTTACTGGATTCTCGTTCTCGCTTTCGATCTGCTCAAGCAGGCTCTCCAGGTATACGATACCTTCCCACTCTACATGATCTTTAGTTGTCTGAATATTTTGGGAGAGTTTCTTCTGACGCTCCTTTGCTTTCTTCTGATAGTCGGAAGACTTAGCACGGGAGATCATCTGGATCTCTTGCTTGCGATTTGCATTACGCTTCTCGCGCTCTTGCTTCTTAAGAACCTTACGCTTTTGAGCAATGAACTTGTATGCCTGCTTGGTGTTTTCACCACCGCTGGCATTAGATTGTTCTGCTTCTAAAATAGTTTCTTCAGACATTTTCTTTTTACGCTTAGCGAGACGTTTAATAAGATTGCGAGCTGTTTTGCTTCTACCATCTATGTAGGTGGGATCGTCTCTACGACGCATCCATTGCTTACCAGCAGATTCCTGCTTCTTTCTTTTTTTAGTTTGTTTCTTAGAGAACCTCATGATAGGATCAAAACCAGCAATAGCACCCTGACCAGTGGTAGGTGTATTGATAGGACCTACATTGGTAATGCCTGCTGAACCCATCATAATTTTTCTAACTCCTCTAGGAAAGGTTTGTTGATTTCGATCCTTCTCAAACTATCAGTATCCATTTCTGGATATCTGTTAAGGAAGATCATGATTGTTTTAATATCAGACCAATACTCTCGTTCCATTTTATAGAAGAGAAGCAATGGAGCAGCATCACCAAAAACATTATACACGATAATGATGTGATTCAAAAGGAGGTTCAATTTGACTTCGCTGCCCTTATGATATTTTTTCAAGAGGCGCTTTATATACTTAAAGCGCCTCAAGTCTTCATAGAAATCCTCTTTGGTTGCCGCTTGAGGATTGTCATAATTTCTAATAGCGAAGAGAAGATAGTTATCTTCATTCAACTCATCAAAAATCATTTATCAAGTTCTATCAAGTACAGTCAAAGTTGCAGCATCGGAGATAAGTTCAACGCCACCGATGGAGTTGTTGATCTTAACTCTGTACTGATCACCGTTGTCATCAGCAGCGGTAAGCGAAGTGAGTGCCAATGTGGCGTTAGTTGCTGCAGCAACATCTGTCCACTCGCCACCTGCGTTAAGTTTCTGCCACTGATAGGTGAGGGAAGCACCAGCACCAGTAGAAGATGCAGTAACACTGAAGGTGTGAGCAGCGGTTGCAGCGGTAGTAACAGTGACCGTAATAGCAGCGCCACCGCCACCACCAAGAGAAGCGTCAGCGATGGTGATTGTTTCACCATCAACATAACCAGTGCCACCCGAAACGAGAGTAACAGTTGGGGTGCCGTCACCAGCAACGACGACCAAGAAGTCTGCGCCAGTACCAGCTGCGCTACCTGCAGCATCGGTGATTGTGTATCCAGAAGCATTAGGAGTTCTGGATGCATCAGCAACACCATTGTGGCTGAATACTGCAACAGCACCAGCAGGGGCATAAGTAGTTGCATCAGCAGGCTGAACAGAGATGCTGATCAGCGAAGTGATGTCTGCTGCATATGCGTCATCAGCAAGGGTCTCAGTACCATCTGGACCTGCGATGAATACCATAAGTTCCGCCTTGTGACGGGTGTTACCGTGCATATCGGTATAGGTATCATAAGCCCACCAACCTGGAGAAGTCAATCCACGAGATTTATTCTCTTCAAGTTGAGCTTCGGTATCGTCAATGAAGACGATTGTCTTTGTGTTTGAATCTGTCGCAACACCGCGCCCAGCCTTAGTCTGGTTGGCGGTGCTGTCCGTTCTTCCGTATAAGGACATGGTTTCTCCAAGTGTAGCGAATGTCTATATTTTATTTATAAAAGGGGGCGTTTGCTGCCCCCTATATATCATTCCTCTTCTGCCTTTTTGAAGAGGAGTGCTTCCACTACGTCAACCGCACCATCATCCAACTTATTATCCGTACTCTCTGCAAGGGCACGAAGAATATCTACAAGATAGCGACGAACCTCATCTCTGTCAAGGAGGTGTCCCAGTGTTTTCTTAGCAAGGGGAAATAGTAATGCCCACATTTTTGTGTCCTCAAAATGGATCTATTCTATATAGCTTCTTCTTCCCAATTTTGAAGAACGATTCCATGTTTGTTTAATTGCTCAATACTATAATCGAGAATGACAATGATGCGGTCATGAGTTCCTTCATGCTTGACCCAGTGCTTGTCATGATCTTTGAATGCAAATACCTCACCGACATTCCACACCCTTCTTCTCCCGCGCACTTTAATCCATGCGCCAGGATCTGCAATGACAGGAAAGTGAATGCGTAGTGAATCGATGTCTCCATTGTGAGGATTGATGACAGTCCCAGGTGACAAACGAGATATCGTAGCAGACTTCAAGAGTTTGTTATCGATATCTTCCTTTAAGTATTTAAAGGTAAGCGGACAAGTTTTAATAAAACTTTGCTTTATTAAAGGTAAGACCTCACGACAGCGTTCAGTGGTGGTGTTAAACAACTTAGTGAATGTGACCATCTCACTGAGTTCAAAGTCCTCAGTAGTTGCAGTCGTACCTACACAATCAATGGGGAATGGAATGACACGCCAGTCTCCATCCCACAGTTTAACTCTACCTAGATTCCGATCATCAACCCATTTGTCCAGACGCCATTCATCAAGGATGCGTTGGTTATCATCAACGAACCTTAGAACTTCTGGGATGATGTCTTGATAATTATTTTGAAGATTACAAAAAGAGGATAGCGTTTGAATGCTATCCTCGTGCCAGATCTTTCTCATTCAGCGTTCAGTAGGGCAACCCTTTGTACCATGTACAGGACATTCTACACCTTCCTTGGTGTGATTGCAAGCAGACTCTTCTTTCTGCTTAGGTGCCTTGGGCATTTTCTTATCGCCCTGCTTCTGTCCCTCGGGATCTTCCAGTGTTGGCATGATCTCGACGGGACCCTTTACTTTTTTTCGTTGATCTCCTGACGCCAGGAAGAGAAGGTGCTCTCTTTCTTCACGCAGTTAGGAACTTCCTTACCGCCTTTGGTCTTAGTTCCCTTTGCTTCGTAACCATCCCAGCAGGTAGAAGCACCGACGTTATCACGAGCTTGCTTCATGCCTTCTTCGATTTCTACTTCTTCCTTCTTGGTTTTGTTGGCGTGTTTCCAAGCGGTAGCGTAAGCAATACCCTTTTCCTTCTCGGTCAGTTTGCCATCAGAAGCATAGGACTTCTTGATGTGCTTAACCATACGCTCTGCCTTAGCACCTGGAGGAGCAACCTCATCCAGTTCTACGGATTCTTTCTTGGCGGTTCTTGCTGACTTTTTGAAGGCGTCTTTTGCTGGATAATCATCGTCGCCTGGTTTCGCAGGAGACTCTCCACGCTCTCTCTTAGCATGGATATTGGCGTACAGTCCCTTTTTTTCATCGATCTCCTCAACCTCTTCCTTCATCTTTTTTCCCATCGCCTTGGAAACTGCACGGCGGCGGTTCATCAGATAGGAATCGGAAGCATCCTTATCACCATCGTTGTCTACGTCACCGTCTTCTTTACCAACGGGATCAAGTTTCTTTGCTTTCTTTGCTTCAAGGACCTGAGCATTTTTATACTCGTTTGCTTCATGGGCATGACCCTCACTCACGAGAATGTTGAGTGTCTGTACAGGAACGTTTTGCTCAAGACCATGCTCAAACATTACATCATAGTGAGATACATTACCTTGCTCATCAAGAGTATGCATCTCCTTCATGCAGTTGCCCTCGCCCCACTCGGAGTGCTCAACCTTTGTAGCACAGGAGTGCTTAACCTTCTTGACCTTAGGCTTTCCTTCGGTGCCTTCTGGTTCTGCCATCTTCATGCCAGGTGCGTCACCACCGCCAACTCCGTCAGCACCAAGACCCTTAGGATCCTTGTTTGCCATCTTAGCAGATCTATCATAACGCCAGGATTCATCAACGCTTCTTGTGTTAGCGGATAAAAGTCCAGTCGATTTTTTAGACAGGGCGTTTGCCACTGCTGCTACGTACTCGTTGTTTTCCATCTTATCTTTTTTGGGGTCAGGTGGGATGACTTGTTTTACTTTGGTCTTTGAAAAGGGTTGTACCTTTTCTCCTGGGGTGAGAGATTGGAGGTACTCTCTATACGCATCAGTTCCGATCTCAAATGCTTCTTTAATATCAGTGATCCAAGTACGGAATGTAGTTTCTTCTGTCGTCAGACACAGAACATAGTTAGGTCCACGACGAATAATTTTACCTACACGTCCATCCTCAGTAAGAATCCACTCACCTTTCTTATATACTTCGTTCTTGTAGAACTTATCACGGGTGATATTCTTCTCAGCCATTTGAGCTTTCTTATTGAAGTCGGAAAAACTCTTCATTAATGTAATTTACGTATCAAATTATATTTATAACCTATGGCATTCTGCGCTGAATTTCTTTCATCAGATCCTTGGTATCCTTCTCGCTCAATGCCTTTGGCATACCCGCTGCAAAGGTTTTCTCATCACCAACCACTGCTGCCCGACGCATCTTTGTACCAGAGATAGCAAAGGTATCACCATCAGCATCACGCTCTCCAGAACTGATGATGTCATAATCATAGAAAGAGTAGTCCTTTCCATTCCCCCTCTTGGTCCACTCAAAGGCTTTCACTCTATCGCTACCAACTACCATGTAGCACTTATCATACCCCATATCCTGCAGAGACTGGATAGATGCAACAACTGGATTGTTCGCACCAGCTCTAGTTACGTAGGACGGAGCTATAATATGGTTCCTTGCCCATGGAAGTGCTTTCTTCATATACTTAATTCTAACGTCCACAGGCAGAGGGTTTTCATCACCACCAACACTAGGAGATGGAATGATAAACCAGTCATGACCTTTTGCAATTGAGCGCAAAGCTTGAAAGTTAGATTCATGTCCATGAGTACATGGTTGGAACCTACCAAACGTAAAGTAGACTGGTTTGTAATCTACTATTTCCATTCCTTCTCTACCGTGAAATTGTTGTATGAGAATTCCAAACGGTTCACAAGTTTGATCATGTCTCCATCCAGGTGAAGAACATATCCCTCAGGATTGGTCACTTTGTAACCACCTTCCTGCTTTACAAAATACTTGATGGGACCTGCATTTTCTACACGGTCTAACTCATCAATAACAAGTTGTTTGTTCTCTGCTATCTTTCTATATAGGGTCAGCATTGCACGAAACTCTCTTTCGTGATCCTCCAAATACTTCAGACCCTTGTACATGAGATCACGCTTCTTAGTCTTAGCAGCAGGAGACTTTACTTTATCAATCTCCTTCATCATCTTCTCATGGTAGAACTTACCCAATGCTTTCAGGGTAACTCTAGAATCCATGTTGACATTTCTCTGGTTCCTAATCTCATCGTTGAA